AATGAATGTATAGGATGTTCCATTTGTTAAATTGGATACCGTAATATTTGGGATATTTCCAGATACTTCTATATTTTCGGGAATAGATTTTGCAGTATAACGTAAAATGGGTAATCCGCCAGTATTCAATGGTGGAATAAATCCAATCGTGACGGATCTATTTCCAGCTAGTAAAGTAGTAATAGCGGGTCTATCCGGTACTCCAATCGGTATTACGGTAGAAGATTGTGCAGATGAAGGACCAATACCTTGTGAATTGACTGCTTGCACTACAAATCTATAAGGTATTCCTTTTTGAAGATTTAGTACAGTTATTGGTGATGTACTTGCCGAAGCATTTATTCCATCGGGATTTGATGTTGCAATATAACTTGTTACGGCGTAGCCGCCATTATTTAGTGGAGGATTAAAGAATATGAATGCCGAACCACCAATAGAACATGTTCCTGCACTAGTAATATTTGGTTGAGATGGAACTGCGCGTGGTGTGGCATTAAATACATTGGATTCAATTCCCTCACCTGCATTAGTAACCGCTTTTATAAAAAAAGAGTAGGTTCTATTATTCACAAGCTGATTGATTGTAATAGGTGAACCAGTGAATCCAGTTCTGGATATATTATTCCCAGTATCATACACATTATAACTTTTTACTGAGAGACCTCCATTGTTTACCGGTGGCGTGAAATAAATATCGACCGCGCCATTTCTTATATCTATTTTGGTAATTGATGGTGCATCGGGAATTGTATATGGAATTGCGGATGCATCTTGAGAATAAATACCAGTACCCGCACTGTTTTTTGCGGCAATTTTTAAAGTATAAATAGTTCCATTGTCTAGATTTGAAATACGTATGGGCGATGAAGTTCCGGTGGTTATTTTGTTTCCAGGAATAGAAATAACATTGTATTGAATAATTTCGAGACCGCCGTTACTAATAGGTTGCAAAAAAGATGCATCAAGATAATTATTACCGGAAACAATATTGGTAATTGTAGGTGCACTTGGTGTGGTATATGGAAATATAGTAAATGAAGTTGATTTGGGACTTTCCCCCACAACATTTATAGCAATCAAATAAAATGTATATGCAGTCCCATTGGTAAGATCATATATGAATAAAGGCGATTTAGTAGTATTATTTGTAGAATATACATAATCTTCATCATCTACTACTCGATATTCCGTAATTTCAGAACCGTTATTATTGGGAATCGTGAAATAGATGCGTCCAGTCGCATTTTCCGAAATCGCACTATTGACAATCGGTGCATCAGGAACGTTATATGGTATTGCCAAAAATGAAATCGATCCTCCCGATCCAACACTATTATATGCTTTGATATAAAATGTATATTCCATTCCATTTGCTAGATTATTTATTCTGATCGGCGCAGATTGTTCTGATGCAATTGTATTGTTATTCTTATCAGTAATGATATATTCAATAATTGTTGATCCGCCATTATCAATAGGTTCGTCAAAATATAGAGTTACAGAGTTATCTCCACTTATTGGATTAATATTGGTAGGTATTCCAGGAAAGGTCATCGGAGTTGCATATACGTAACTCGATTTGTTTCCGGTACCTGCACTATTTATTGCCACTACACTGAAACTATATGTAGTACCATTTGTTAGATTATATATTGAAATTGGAGAAAACGCAGAAGAAGCAATGGTTTCATTATTCTCATTTACGATATTATAATATTGAATACTTAACCCCCCATTACTATTCGGGGTTGAAAATGAAATGGTTACACTTTGATTATTTGCAGATATAGATACATTTTGAGGTGCACTCGGCGATGACAATAGGTAATTTGAATCCATCATTTGTGCAACATTTCCCATAGGGAAAGAAAAGATTATGTTTTCTATTTTCATTTGTGTTAATGTTCTCTTATCAATCATATTCCCGATTGCCAATTGACCGTTACTATTACTACCCGTTGCATATATAGTATAATCCGTCATAATAACCATCGTATGATAATTACCGCATGTAATTGCCAGTGGTGTTTTACCTACAATATTAATATCCATTTGTGTTAATGATGATGCATTTGTGGTGGTTCCATTACCCAATTGACCAGATGTATTTAATCCGGTACCATAAATTGATCCATTTGTCATCATAACAATTGTATGATAATTACCACATGAGATTGATTTTGGGATATATCCAGTATTATTATTCATTAGTGTTAATGTAGAAGAGTTTGTGGTTGTTCCATTACCCAATTGACCAGACGTATTCATTCCGGTACCATAAATCGTCCCATCGCTCATAAGAACTATCGTATATGTATATCCACATGCAATTGCAATTGGTGTTTTATCTATGATTGATGTCATTTTGGTTAATGTATTTCGGTTAGTTGTTGTTCCATCACCTAATTGTCCCGAACTATTGAAACCAGTCCCATAAATGGTTCCATCACTCATAAGAACAATTGTAAAATCTAAACCGCATGATATTGCAATAGGGGTTTTGTTTTCAACAGGTGTCATTTGGGTGAATAATGTTGAATCAGTATTTGTAGCAATACCTAATTGACCATAATAATTATATCCAGAACCATAAATAGAACCATCGTTCATCTGTAATATGGTATGACTGTTACCACATGAAACAGAGATTGGTGTTTTTCCATTAGGATTCGTTAACTGAATAAATGTATATTGACTGATCGGGTTTGAGCCCAATCCAAATTGACCGTATGCATCATAACCAGACCCGTATAATGTTCCATCATTCATTAACAAGATTGTAATATTGTAATTACAATAAATGGCGAGAGGCGTTTTTCCACTTATATTTGGTATGCTAGTAAAATATATTTTATCTGTCGAAAATCTCAATCCCAATTGTCCAGCATTATTGTAGCCAGTTCCATAAATAGAATAATCAGTCATACAAATCATCGTATGATACGCACCGCATGTCACAATTGATGGTGTCTTAGTCGTGTTGTTTATTAATTGAGTGAATGTTGATTTATCAATAATGGTCCCGTCACCCAATTGACCGTCATAATTATAACCAGTACCATAAATAGATCCGTCGGTCATTGTTACAATAGTATGGCTATTTCCACAAGAAATAGAACTAGGAGTTTTTTCACTAGTACTTATTGAGGTCAGTGTTAATTGATTGGTCGTCGTTCCGTTTCCTAATTGTCCATTTGTATTACGACCTGTTCCATAAATTGTTCCATCAGTCATCTTCACGATGGTATGATTTCCTCCACATGAAATCGAACTAGGTGTTTTTCCAGGAGGGATGGTCATTGCCGTCAACGTTTTTTTAGTAGTCGTATTATTCAATCCTAATTGACCAGCACCATTTAACCCTGTTCCATAAATAGATCCATTAGCCATCAATACAACCGTATAGTTCGATCCGCATGAGATTGAACTAGGTATTTGTTCACTACTATTTGGCATTATTGTCATAGAATATTTATTTACAATAGTGTCATCTCCCAATTGACCATACACATTGTATCCTGTTCCATAAATATTTCCGGTTGACATAAGAATCATCGTATGATAAGCACCACATGCTATGGCTACAGGGGATTGTTGAGTGGTATTCGGCATTAATGTTAATGTAGTTTTATCGATAGTAGTATTATCACCCAATTCTCCATCATAATTATAACCCGTTGCATAAATTGTATAATCAGTCATAAGAACAACTGTATGAAAATATCCACAGGCAATTGAAGAAGGAGTTTTTTCAGATGGAATGCTCATTTGGATGAGTGATGATTGATTGGTCGTATTACCAATTCCTAATTGACCATATTTATTATTTCCTGTTCCATAAATAGTTCCATCGCTCATTAAAAAAATCGTGTGTTGTGTACCACATGAAATGGACACAGGTGTTTTCCCGATTGAAGCTAAAATGCTAATAGTGATTGTATTATTATTTCCCAATCCCAATTGTCCATTTCCATTATAACCACAACCATAAAGATTACCGTCATATGTTATGACCATTGAAACATTTGCATAATCTAATAAATATTTGTAATAATGAATGTTATTATTAAAATATATTTTTTCAATATCTTGTCCAGTCGATTCCATAAGCCAATCGCCACCGTACTTCATATTTCCAGTTTTATCATCAGATGCGCCTACTATTACACCAGTATCACTTGTCAAAATGTCAAAATATCTACACCATTCGGGATATTGTAATGTATTACACGCTAAATAATCAATGTGTTTAATTGAAAAACTGCGTATTAAATCAATGATAAACTCTACATTTGCATGATGTATGGTTCTTTCTTGGAAAAAATGGGTTGATTCTAAAAATAATTGGCTTCTGTTACCGAAAGATATGAATACAATACCAATGCGATCAATTTCGTGAAAATAGTTTTTCAGAATATTTAATAATTCGGTTCGACTATCTGTAGATGAATAAACAATCGGCAATGTATTCTCATTTACTGAATCTACAAATATTCGATAGTCAATAACCGAATTGTCTATCAATAATATATTCTTCATATTCCTGATATTCCTAGTATTCCTAGTATTCCTAAAATCCTTATTTGAAGCTTTCAATTCAACCTTCATGATATATATAATATATATATAAGGCGCTTCATTCGTCTATACTTTATTTACGAGTTTTATGAATCATAAATAGAAAGAATGATTTAGGGAAGAATCGTTATGAAAAAATATATAGGGGGTATTATATAATTATGTCAAGTCGCAAAAATGTACAGATGAACAAAACACTTTACTATGATAATAAAATCAATCACCATTTATCACCACATCAAGGTGTGATTCCAGAGTTTGAAGAACATATGCCACCTGGTTGCATTATGGCTTATGCGGCATCTACATCGCCTACTGGATGGTTAATATGCAATGGTGCAGCAGTGAGCCGTTACGATTATTGGAGTCTATTTGCCGTCATTGGAACACAATTTGGTGAGGGTGATGGATTGCTTACGTTTAACCTTCCCGATTACCAGGGTGCATTTTTACGTGGTACTGGAAGTAATGGTGTTTATTCTGGACCAGATCTAAATGAATCCCAGGCTCACGCAACACAAACACATAATCACTTGGCAACATCTACTGTCACCGATCCTGGACATAGTCATACAACTAGCGATGCATATTGGTCGTCGGCTACAGAAGGAAATCAAGGTTTATTAGGTGCAGGTTCAACTGAAGATTATGACAATGGTATTGTTTCAAGAACAGTTACTAGTTCAACATATACCACTGGTATCACCGTTGCAACCAGTGTTGCCAATAGTACTACGAGCGTAAACACCAATGAAACACGTCCATACAATTTCGGTATCAATTGGATTATCAAAACCTAGACACACAAAATTGAAGATTTTATCTGATCACTGATAATAATTATTATACAACATACTTATTATCTAAAATGACAACTGATTTAGCCAAACAATACCAACGCAAAACTGACAAGCAACATATTTTAGACAACCCAGATACCTATATCGGGTCGGTCGAAAATGTGGATGCGGAAATGTGGGTGTTCAACGACGCCACTTCCAAAATCGAATTAAAACATATTGAATATATTCCGGGATTATACAAATTATTTGATGAGGGCATTGTCAATTGCCGCGATCACGTGATTCGTATGATACATTCTAGTTCAATCGAGAAAAAGTTTGTGACCCATATTGATACGACCATTACTGAAGACGGAACCATCACTCTCATGAATGACGGCAACGGCATCGATATTGCCAAACATCCTGAACATGGGATCTGGATTCCAGAAATGATTTTCGGACATTTACGCACTTCCACCAACTATGACAAAGACGAGAAAAAGATTGTCGGCGGTAAGAATGGTTTCGGATTCAAATTGGTTTTAATATGGTCGACGTATGGTCGCGTAGAAACCGTCGATCATACTCGCGGTCTCAAATACGTTCAAGAGTTCCGCAACAATTTGGATGTGATTGGTCCACCTACCATTACCAAATGTTCCGGAAAACCATATACAAAAGTCATGTTCAAACCCGATTATGCGCGTTTACGCGTGGGTGGATTAACTCCCGATATGTTGTCGCTCCTAAAGAAACGTGTCTATGATATTGCCGCAGTCACCGATCATTCCGTGAAAAAAGTAAAAATCAATTACAATGAGACTGTTGTCCCTATCAAAAACTTTGCCCAATACATCGATATGTATTTAGGCGGAAAAGATGAGGTGAAACGTATTTACGAACAACACGACGAACGATGGGAATATGCAGTGGCATTATCGCCGACTCACGAGTTTATTCAGGTTTCGTTTGTCAATGGTATTTGCACATTCAAGGGTGGCAAACACGTCGATCATATTATAGGTCAAATTGTCCGCAAATTATGCGATTATATTGAGAAGAAAAAGAAAATTAAAGTCAATGGCAATTCCATCAAGGAACAACTGATCTTGTTCCTACGATGCGATGTCGAGAATCCATCCTTCGATAGTCAGACGAAAGATTTCATGAACACACCGTATGCCAAGTTCGGATCGACTTGCACCGTTTCCGATGCATTCATCGAGAAGATTGCGAAAATGGGAGTGATGGACATGGCATGTTCGCTAACGGAAGCCAAAGAAAATCGATTGGCCAAGAAAACCACCGACGGATCGAAAACTAAAACCATTCGCGGGATTGCCAATTTCATTGATGCCAACTATAGTGGAACTCCCCAATCCAAAGATTGTATCTTGATTTTGTGTGAGGGATTAAGTGCGCTGTCAGGTATTGTTTCCGGCTTGTCAAGTGAAGATCGCAACACAATTGGTATTTATCCTCTGAAAGGAAAACTCCTGAATGTGCGCGGGGAACAATTGAAAAAGATCGCGGAAAACAAAGAAATTACCGATATCAAGAAAATACTAGGTCTCGAATCTGGACGCGAATATACATCGATTGCTGACGTGCATCAATATTTGCGGTATGGTAAGATCATGGTGATGACTGATCAAGATCTCGATGGATCCCATATCAAAGGATTGTGTATTAACTTGTTCCACAGTGAATGGGCATCTCTGGTCCATATTCCCGGATTCATATCCTTCATGAACACGCCCATCTTGCGTGCGAAAAAGGGCGCTCAAACCATGATGTTTTACAACCAAGGTGAGTATGATACATGGAAAAACGGATTCGGTGTAAATGGTACACAAGGATGGACGATTAAATATTTTAAGGGGTTAGGAACATCGACCTCGGCGGAGTTCAAGGAATATTTCGCCCACAAGAAAATCGTGGATTTTGTGCACAATGGCACAACAAGTGATGATAGCATTGACAAGATATTCAACAAAAAGCGCGCCGACGATCGTAAAACGTGGTTGGAAAATTACGATAAGGCGGCCTATTTAGATACATCGAAGAAGGATGTCAAATACGAGGATTTCATGAACAGGGAGCTCATTCATTTCAGTACATATGATTGTGCTCGTTCCATACCGAATATGGTAGACGGGCTAAAAATCTCGTTGCGTAAAATCCTGTTTTCCGCATTTAAACGTAAGTTGACGGCGGAAATCAAAGTCGCCCAATTTTCCGGGTATGTTTCCGAACACAGCGCGTATCATCATGGTGAAGCATCGTTGAATGGTGCAATTGTGAATATGGCACAAACCTTTGTCGGATCGAACAATATCAATTTGTTGGAACCCAATGGACAATTTGGAACTCGCATGTCGGGCGGGGAGGATAGTGCATCGGAAAGATATATATTTACCCAGCTCAATTCATTGACGCGCACCTTATTTCCCGAAATGGATGATGCGGTCCTAAGTTACTTGGACGACGATGGCACATTGGTGGAACCAGAATATTATGTTCCTATTATCCCATTCGCATTGGTGAACGGTATTTCTGGTATCGGAACCGGATTCTCATGTTCTATCCCATCCTTCAATCCAATGACGATTGTACAATACTTGCGTCAGAAATTGGTGGGAGGTGGAATGGCGGCACTCGACTTTGTTCCTTATTATGAGGGATTCAAAGGTAGTGTGCGCAAACTTCAAGATCAGAAATATTTGATCAAAGGCTGTTATGAGAAAATTGCCGAGGATAAAATCTTGATTACCGAGTTACCGGTAGGCACATGGACAATGCCCTATATTACATTCTTGGAGGGATTGTTGGATGGTGGAGTCGATAAGGCCGGTAAGAAGGTAGCGCCGACCATCAAAGATTTCGTTTCCATGTGCACGGAGGTCTTGGTGCATATCACAGTGCAATTCCCCAAAGGTAAATTGGCGGAGTTGGAAAGCGATGTGGACACTGCAACGGGTGTCAATGGTTTAGAAAAAATGATGAAATTGTCGACGACGGTTTCCACTACGAATATGCATATGTTCAATAGTGAATGCAAATTGCACAAATATGCTAGCGTAGCCGAAATCATCGATGACTTTTACGGGGTTCGTTTAGCGACGTATCAAAAACGTAAAAACGCACAAATCGTTGCTTTGGAAAAGAAATTAGTGAAGCTTTCGAATAGAGCCCGGTATATTCAGGAAACATTGGCCGGGACCGTCGATTTGCGTAAGAAAAATGCGGCACAAGTAGTCGAACTGTTGACGGCAAGAAAGTTTGAACCCTTGGATGGCGATTACAAGTATTTAGTCAAAATGCCAATGGATTCGGTCACTCAGGAAAACGTAGACGCGATCATGAAAGAGAATGCCCAATGTGCAATGGAATTGGAGATCTTGCGCAAAACGAGTTTGGAACAAATGTGGTCTCAGGAATTGACCCAATTTGAAAATGAATATAGTGTGTACAAAGGACGCCGGGAAAAGATCCAACAAGGAAGTGCCACAGTCAAAGCCGTGAAAAAAATCAGTAAAAAATAAACGGAAAATGATGATGTGATGTAAATATTGTATATATTTTTTCTGCAGACACAGTATACAAAATGTCAATATATCCTGCAAGTGTAGAAGAAAATGGGGCATCGATATTAAACAATATGAAATATAATGGTCGTGTGAATATATTGGCCGAACCATCACCGGATGCTCGATTTAAAATGCAAGAACGTGTTGCTGTGAAAAATAAAACAACGGCTTACCGTGAAGCCTTAACAGGTACATGGGAAAATAGTCCATTGTCGCAAACCTTTTTTTCGGATGCAAACATACAAATATTACAAAACGGATTACGTGCGGGTGTCTACGAATTGGCGGAAGGCAAGTTCTCTATTCCTCCACAAAATATCGATAATTTAAAGGTGATTATGCGCAGCACATATATGCAATATGCCGAACATTTGCCAACTGGTATACGCGAACAAATCGAACGCTTGAATAAAATCGTATTGGATTATTGCGTACCAACCGTCTACAAAGAAGCAGTGGGTTATTTGAAATATTGCCAAGACCAAAGTAGTTTAGTCATGCCAATGGAACGTCCTCAACCTGTGGATCGTCAATTTAAACAATTGGAACTGAAGCCATTTTTTTAGGGACATATTATATAATTCATGAAAAAGGAAGTTTTGAACCTTGTTTTTTATTTAGTATGTTTTATCGTTTTACTATTATTAGGTGCCATGTACTTCAATTGGAAAAGTTTAGAAGGTTTTAGAGAAGGTGCCGATGAAGTTGCAGCAGCAACTACAGATAGTAGTGCTGTAGCAACCACTGGTAACGCTGTAGTAACCAGTACCGATACAACGGTTCCTGCATCAACTACAACTACAACCGGAACAACGTATGTAGCATCGGATAGTACTGGCAATACATCTACCAGTGGAACAACATATGTCGCACCTGAGACAACTGGTAATGCATCAGTAACGAGTTCAACTGTCGTTGCTACACCTGTATCAACCATTTCTACAAATCCATCATGTAATACTATTATAGGAGATGATAAACTAGGTGTATATTTGAAACCAAAAAATAATAATGTTTATCCTATCGTTTATACCACATCACCAGACACATGTACTTTAGCACATTTTATATTAGAGAATGGCAAACAGGTACAATCGATCGATAATGGTAAGAATACGATGGTATATTTTTCACCAACAACCGCGGTTGTAGGTGGTATGGCATATGGAAAGTTTTGCACAGAAACTAATAATGCAAAGACAAAATTGCCAATTACATATACATCAAACACATTACAAGTCAAATATGATAAAACTGATTATTATGTTGTTTTTGTGAATGACTCTGGAAAATATGTAGCCGCAATGAGACGAATGGGTGATTCTAATTTGTCTCCCAATATGATTCGCACTATTTGCCAAACATTGAAATAATTTTTACACATATGGTTTAACTTTATAGTGAAAATAAAGTTAAATATCGAGCTGAACTATCATCTCAAAAATATATATTAATAGTGTATATGGATAGTTTTCAATTGAGTGTTTTAGGAATCGCAGTTGTAGTTTTGATTGTGATTTTAACGTTTATCGGAATTGCTTTAGCAAAGAATAATAAATCGGTCGTTTTCCCACCTGTTGCTAATACTTGTCCTGATTATTGGGCGGTGAGTAGTGATGGAACCAAATGCACTGTGCCATTATCGACGGCAACTAATGCCGGAAATATTTACGTAAACGGATCTCTATCATCAGCGTTTACCACGACATTACTTACAAGTAATGCCCCATACGGAACACCTGGATATGCAAGTGGAGCCATTAGTTTTAGTGATGCGGGATGGACGGCCAATGGTAAATCAACCATTTGCCAACAGAAGAGTTGGGCCAATAATTACGGAATCCAATGGGATGGGGTAAGTAATTACAATACTTGTTAAAGCACCTTTGGTGCGACAAAGCACCTTTGGTGCGACAAAGCACCTTTGGTGCGACAGTCAGACCCTACGGGTCTTTACCAAAGGTTCGACGCTGCGGGTCTTTACCAAAGGTTCGACCCTACGGGTCTTTACCAAAGGTTCGTAGAACCGACCAAAGGTTCGACCAAAGGTCATGATAAGTCGAATCGTCGTAAATATAATAGAAATACTATTATATTTACCAAAGCAATGTCATATGTTTATTTATTGGAATCTACGAATGGGGCAACCTATGTCGGGGCTACAGTCGATTTAGAGCGCCGTTTACGCCAACACAATAAAGAATTGGTGGGCGGTGCTCAGCAAACATCGATGCGAGTCGTTCGTGGCGAAACATGGAAACGTGTATGTTATGTATCCGGGTTTCCGGATTGGTCAGCCGCACTCCAATTTGAATGGCGATTCAAACAAATATCGCGCAAATATTTTGGATCAGTAAAGGTGCCATTACATCGCCGTATGGAGGCATTAAAAATGTTGCTAGATTTAGAACGACCGACTACGAAAGCATTAGCTTATAGTGAATGGCCATCGCCACCTGAAATTATTTGGGAAAACGAAGCCGCCAAAGAATATTATTTAGGAGGTGAAAATCTTCAAGTCATGTAAATAGGTTCTGTAATAATGAAAAATGAATTATTGGGTTCATATAAATAACATTTAGGTATTTTCGTTTTTTATAAAGTTCTCGTGTATGTTTACCAGAATACCGCCTCCGGCAACATCTTCGTGGTCGGAATAATTTGAATTATATGCATATTCTATCATGAGAATAAATTGTGCGAGTTGTAGTTTACCTGCATATAGTTGATTTTTCATATGAACATCACCGCCTTTGCCATTGGTAAGACATATTATGTAAATCAAATCATGTATTATACTTTCAGGAACAGTTTGTGTATATTTTTTTGATATTTCATTCAGCACTACAAGAGCATCACGTTTACATAATGTAGTTCGTCGATGTTGTGACACCCCGTGCGTATTTGGGACAATTTCGTCTTCATCTGATGAATATTCTTCAGATGAATCTGTTGTTGGACATTCGGTGGCAAATACCTCTGGAACTGTAACAACTTGGACCGATGGTTGGACAATCGGAACAGGGTCTTGGACAATTGGAACAGGGTCTTGGACAATTGGAACAGGGTCTTGGACAATTGGAACAGGGTCTTGGACAATTGAAATTGTTGGGGGGGTATTCAACTGTTTTTGTTCTACCACAAATACATTTTCCAAATATTTTATAGAATCGAGTATATTATTATTGATTTGTTTAGTATCTATTTTGGATTTATTGGTTTGTATATTCATATATTTATCCATTTCGATGGAAAACGATAACATGTGTCTACAATTGGCAATAGTTGAATGTAAAGTATTACTTATTTTGTGATCTACAACTATATTTTCACGACTTATAATTTTATCATTTCGTTTGAAATATCTTCCGCCCATATATTTATCGATTGTTGTAATATTGTCATACATATTTTTAGATATGGAAGTGTCATTGTCTGTTGACACACTGTCGTCATTTTCATCATCGTCGGGTTCATCGTCGGAACTATCTTCATCAGAACTGTCATAGTGATTCTGTGGTTTCTCTTCAATATATTCAATGAAGGATTTGTCAATTTCCCTCCAATTACACGAATATACAGAATCATATGCCCAACTTCCAATAAAACACCAATCAGAATCTTCTTCGGGTTTATTTTCTTTTATGTGTGCAAGATAAGGTTTTTTTGATTCAGACATAGCAATATATCCCATCTTCTTATCTTTGCATTTTTTACCCTTACCTCCCTTGAATCTTTCGTAATCATTACAATAGTTACGAATCTCATTTGTATTTGTATTTTTATACATGTACAAATCTGTATGTTTTTTATTGCAATCTGGTATATTATCTAATCTAAGAACATCATATTCTTTTACACAATATTCCTTACCATCGATTGAAAACATCAATATTCCACCATTTGCAATATATTTATGATAAGTACGTCCCAATGAGAATCTCCAATTTTTGGTAATTTGATTCGTTGTAATACCAAATATGGTTTCATTATAACGTTCGATATCACATGGAACG